AGGGCAAGATCGACCCGATGATCGTCGAAATGCTGACCGAGACAAACGAAATGTTGGAAGACATGACGTTCATCGAGGCTAACGGTTTCACCGAGCACAAGACCACCATTCGCTCCGGTTTGCCTGCTGGTACTTGGCGCAAGCTGAACTATGGCGTGCAGCCTGAGAAGTCCCGCACCGTGGCGATCAAAGATTCGCTGGGCATGCTGGAAACTTACGCCGAAATTGACAAGGCCCTGGCCGACCTCAATGGCAATTCTGCCGCCTGGCGCATGTCGGAAGAGCGTGCATTCGTCGAGGGCTTGAACCAGACCCTGGCCACCACGTTGATTTACGGCGACTCCAGCCTGGACCCTGAAAAGTTCACCGGCTTGGCGCCACGCTACAACAGCCTCGCGGCTGAGAATGGCCAGAACATCGTGACCGGCAGCGGCGTCGGCGCCGACAACACCTCCATTTGGTTGGTGGTGTGGGGCCCGAACACTTGCCACGGCATCTACCCTAAAGGCTCCGCTGCTGGTTTGCAGTCGCGTGACCTGGGTGAAGACACGCTGACCGACGCAGGTGGCGGCCGTTACCAAGGCTACCGCACGCACTACAAGTGGGACGCTGGTTTCACGCTGCGCGATTGGCGCTATGTGATCCGCATTGCCAACATCGACGTGTCCGACCTCACCAAGAACGCCGCATCGGGTGCAGACCTGATCGACTTGATGACCCAGGCCATTGAGCTGTTGCCCAACGCCACGATGGGCCGCCCTGTGTTCTACATGAACCGCAAGATCCGCAGCTTCCTGCGCCGCCAAATCGCCAACAAGGCCAACGTCAACCTGACGCTGGAACAAGTGGCAGGCAAGAAGGTCATGGCATTCGACGGCATCCCTTGCCGCCGCACTGACGCCATCCTGAACACGGAGGCCGTAGTCGCTTAATGGACCCGGGGGCTTCGGCCCTTGGTCTTCTAAACTTCAAGGAACATCACCATGATTATTGATAAAGCCCTCCAAGTCTCCAACGAGCAAGTGGTCACTGCGACCGCCGCCTCTACCGATGTCATCGACTTCGGCCAGGCCAACCCCAACAGCGGCGTGCAAGCCAATACAACCATGGTCATCACCGTGGACGAATTGGCCGCGGCTGCGGGCGCCGCCACCGTCACCTTCTCGGTGCAAGACTCGGCCGACAATTCGGCGTGGGCCGACGTGGCCGTGACGGCTGCCATCGGCAAGGCTGCGCTGGGCGCGGGCAAGCTGGTTGCAATCCCGATGCCCCTGGTGCACCGCCGCTATGTGCGCGTGTATTACACCGTGGCTACCGGCCCGTTGACCACTGGCAAGTTCTCCAGCCAGGTAGTCGTCGGGTTCCAGCAGAGCACGGCCTACCCTGACAGTCCCAAGATCTCCTAACTAGGCGGCTGACATGAAAGTGATCGCCACCGCTGTGGGGTTCTCCGACAAGGTTCGCCAAGTCGGAGAAACATTCGAGGTGCCCGAGGGTCTGAAAGGTTCGTGGTTCAAGCCCGTACCCAAAGACCCGAAGCCCAAAGCCGAGAAAACAACGGCGCAAGACAACGACAGTCTGGTGTAACTGACCCCTGTCAGCACGCCAACAGGGGGCCCCGGGTAACTGCGGCCCCCTTCTTATTTACGTATTTAGGGCAGCACCATGGCATCATCCGTTGACATATCCAACCTAGCGCTCGCGCACCTGGGCGACAGTGCCACGGTGGCCAGCATCGACCCGCCCGAAGGCAGTGCCCAGGCCGAGCACTGCGCCCGCTTTTACCCGCTCGCGCTGGCGTCCATGCTGGAAATGCACACCTGGGCGTTCTGCACACGGCGCACCACCCTGGCGCAAGTCGCCAACCCCTCCACCACCTGGCTGTACGCCTACGCCAGGCCTGCCGGGTGTCTGAACATCCTGTCCATCATTGACCCCGCAGCCAGCGACGACTACAGCGCGGTGCTGGGCAACACCTCGTACAGCAATTTCAACGGGGCCACGGTCCCGGTGAGCGGCGTCTACACCCCACAAAAGTTCGCGGTCGAAACCGCGGTGTCGGGCGAAGAGATCATCCTGACCAACCAGGCCGGGGCGGTGGCGCGCTACACGGCCCACGTCAGTGACACCGCCAAATTCACGCCACTGTTCACCGAAGCCCTGACCTGGTTGCTGGCGTCCAAGCTGGCGGGGCCTGTGCTCAAGGGTTCCGAAGGGCGCTCCGCGGCGAAGGATTGCCTGTCCACGTTCAACTACTGGATGACCCGCGCCGCTGGCTCGGACGCATCGAACCAACTGATCGCCCCCGAGCAGCAGGTGGCTTGGGTGAATGCCCGATGAGCACGCGCAAGCTCACCATGTCGTTCTCGGGCGGGGAAGTTACCCCCGAGTTTTGGGGTCAGATCAGCGACTCCAAGTTTCAGGCCGGGCTCGCGGCGTGCCGCAATATGCTGGTGCTACCCCACGGCCCGGCGGCCAACCGCGCGGGCACGGCCTATGTCAACACCTGCAAGACCGTGGCCAAAAAGGCCCGGCTGATCCCCTTCACCTACTCCACCACGCAGACCATGGTGCTGGAGTTTGGCGACCTGTGCGTGCGATTCCACACCCAGGGCGCCACGCTGGAGTCCAGCCCGGGCGTGCCCTACGAGGTGGTGACGCCCTACTTGGAGGCGGATCTGTTCGACTTGCACTACGTGCAAAGCGCGGACGTGCTCACCATCTGCCACCCAGGCTACGCGCCGCGCGAACTGCGCCGCGCCGGTGCGTTGAGCTGGTCGCTGTCCACCATCAGCTTCGTGTCCAGCTTGGCCACCCCGACCGGCCAGGCCGCGGTGGCCACCGTGGGCACCGGCACCACGGCCTACCTGTATAAGGTGTCGAGCGTGGGCGCCACCGGGCTGGAAGAGTCCGACGCGTCCGCGGCCACCGCGTCGATCACCAACAACCTGCTGGTGACCGGCAACAAGAACGCCATCACCTGGACCACCACGTCGGCCACCCGGTACAACGTCTACAAGCAAAGCAACGGCTTGTATGGGTATATCGGGCAGACCGATGGCCTGTCCTTTGTGGACGAGAACATCACCGCCAACTTGGGCAAGACCCCGCCCGTCACGAATAACCCATTTTCTGGCGCGGGCAAGTACCCTGGCGCGGTGTCGTACTTCGAGCAACGGCGCTGCTTCGCGGGCTCGACGGACGAGCCGCAGAACCTGCGCATGACCCGCTCGGGCACCGAGTCCAATCTGTCGTACTCCATTCCCGTGCGCGACGACGACTCGATCAACATCCGGGTGGCCGCGCGGGAGGCCAACACCATTCGCCACATCGTGCCGCTGGCGAACATGGTGCTGCTCACCGGGTCGGCCGAGTGGCGCGTGACCAGCGTGAACAGTGACGCCATCACCCCGACCTCGATCAGCGTCAAGCCGCAAAGCTACATCGGCGCCAACAACGTGCAGCCACTGATTGTCAACAACAACATCATCTACGCGGCCAGCCGCGGGGGACACCTGCGCGAAATGGCGTTCAACTACCAAGCCGGGGGTTACACCTCGGGGGATGTCAGCCTGCGTGCGCCACACCTGTTTGATGGCCTGACCCTGGTGGATATGGCCTACTCCAAGGCCCCGATTCCCGTGGTGTGGGCGGTGTCCAGCAACGGCACCCTGATCGGCTGCACCTACGTGCCCGAGCAACAGGTGGGGGCCATGCACCGGCACGACACCGATGGGCTGTTCGAGAGCTGCTGCGTGGTGTCCGAGGGCAACGAGGATGTGCTCTATGTGGTGGTCAAGCGCACCATCAACGGCGCGGCCACCCGCTACGTGGAGCGCATGGCCAGCCGCCAATTCGCCACCCCGGCGGACGCGTTTTTCGTGGACTGCGGCGCCACCTACACGGGCGCGGCCGCCACCACTATCAGCGGGCTGGATTGGCTGGAGGGCGCCACCGTCAACGTGCTGGGCGACGGCGCGGTGTTCCCGCAGAAAGTCGTGACCGGCGGCGCCATCACCTTGGAGCAAGCCTGTAGCAAGGTCCAGGTGGGTCTGCCCATCACGGCCGACGTGCAGACCTTGCCCTTGTCCGCGCAACTACAAGACGGATCTTATGGCCAGGGCCACGTCAAGAACATCAACAAGGTGTGGCTGCGCGTCAGCAACTCCAGTGGCGTGTTCGCAGGCCCCAGCCTGGACCGCCTGGTGCAGTACAAGCAACGCACCACCGAAGCCTACGGGGTGGCCCCGGCGCTGTTGAGCGACGAGATCGAAATATCCCTGGCGCCGAGCTGGCAGCAGGGCGGCCAGATCTTTGTCCGACAGTCGGACCCGCTGCCCCTCACCCTGGTGGCCATGACCATCGAGGCGGTCATCGGTGGCTAACGTCAGGGCCGCGCACGCGGGGGACTTCGCGGGCATGCTCGCCATGGGGCGGGCCATGCACAACGAAAGCCCACGCTTCGCCCGCCACACCTTTGACCCTGAGAAAAGCCTGCGCGTGCTCACCGCCATGCAAGACGCCCCGAGCTGCCTGCTGTTGGTGGTCGAGGCCGACGGCGCCCTGGTCGGCATGCTGCTCGGGCTTGTGTCAGAGCACCATTTTTGCAATGGGTTGGTCGCCAACGAGCTGGTGGTGTACGTCACCCCCGGCGCACGCGGGGGCTCCGCGGCGGTCAAGATGCTGCGCCAGTTCGAGGCATGGGCGCAGGGGCAGGGTGTGGACGAGATCGTGCTAGGGGTGTCCACCGAGGTGGCGGCCGACCGAACCGCGGACTTTTACCAGCGCATGGGCTACGCGCACAGCGGGCACACGCTAATCAAACGGGTGTGCATAACCCACTGAACCCGGGGCACAGTCAACCCATTCAGCTTTGGGGGATTGTGCAATGTGTGGGCCAGTGGGTGTTATCTTGCAGGGCATGGGGGCGCTATCGTCCGCCAACTCTGCCCGCGCGGCAGCCGAATCTCAAAAGTCGCAGCTCAGTTTCCAGGCGGGCATAGCGGACATCAACGCCCGCCTGAGTGAGACTGCGGCGCAGTCCACCCTGCTGTCGGGCCAGCGCGAAGAACAAAAAAGCCGCATTGCCACCGCCAACCTCAAAGGCACCCAACGCGCCAGCCTGGCCGCCAACGGGGTGGACTTGGGCGAAGGCAGCGCCGCGCAGATCCTGACCAGCACCGACGTGCTGGGTGAGATCGACGCCAACACCATCGCCGCCAACGCTTTGCAGTCCGCATGGGGCTACCGCACGCAGGGCGCCAACCACAAGGCCCAGGCCACCAGTTCCCGCGCGGCCTCGGGCGCCATCAGCCCCGACGCTGCGTTCACCACCTCACTGATCGGCGGCGCGGGCCAGGTGGCGGCGAGCTGGTCCCAATACAAGAAGACTGCCTAATATGCCTCGCGTTCCAACGTATGACAACCTGCAAACGCAGGTGGCTGCACAACCCAATGTGCAGATCCAAGCCCCCAGCGGCCCCACCGC